CCTCGGGAAGCAGCTCGCCGCCTGGCTGTCCGACGGCACGACGCCCGCCAGGCCGGCGGTCGAGGTCCGATCCGCGAAAGGGCCGCCCGAAGGGTCGCTGTACTACCAGATCGTTCTTTTTATCGCCCAGGCGGAGAACGTCCGGACGCTCGGGCGGATCGGCAACCGTCTCGACGAGCTGGTCTCGACCGACCAGATCACGGCCGACGAGTGGTCGCAGCTCACCGACCGGCTAAACGAGCGGCACAAGGAAATCGAGCCGGTCGAGGAGGTCGCGTCGTGACCAGCCTCGAACACCTGACGTTTTCGGGCCTGCGGCACGACCACGATCGCGACTGGTTTCGCTGCTCGGACCTGGTCGACGCGTCGCAAGCCGCAGGCTATCGGATGACCCGCTACGAGATCCGGACGGCGATCGCTCACCTGCCGAAGCCGGAGAAACAGTACGGACACAACCACTACGGCCGCGACCACTTGATCGCTGTGATCGAGTTCGCGACCGCGAAATCCCAAGAACAGGAGACACGCGATGGACTGGGGACTTGATGACGATTTTCCGCCGGTTGCTGTCCGCGACGACTCGCGGGCTCCTGATCGCGAGCTGGTCCCCGAGGGCGACCACTCGCTGGAGATCCGAGAAATGATCGACCACGGCGAGAAGATCGAGTTCCGACTCGTTCACGACGACCGACGGTTCGGCTGGGTCTTCGCTCGGATCCCGAAAGACGGCTGGGGCCGGCGGATTCTGTCGAGCCTCCGCCAGGCCTTCGGCATGAGCCGAGAGGAGTGGGCCGCCGGACAGATCGCCCACCTGGTCGGCCGTCGCGTCCGGGCTCGGATCTACCACAAGGCCGGCAACGGCCGGACCTTCGTCAACGTCGGCGAGTTCCTGGCGGCCGAGCCGGTCGTCGAGACCGCGACCGCGAAGCCGCAGGTCGAGCGAGCGGTCGCTCCGCCGACCTCGAGGCCGCCGGTGAAGCGGACGACGACGAAGCAGGTCGACGACGCGTCGCGGATGCCGGGGGACGACATTCCTTTCTGATCTTCCGGCCGCTCCCGGCCGTAGTGGCTGCCTATCTCGGCCACGGGGAGAGCGCTGCCGGCGGTCGCGACATAACACCGGCTCCTAGTGAGGTCGTTCGCCTTGACGACCGGCACTAGGCGGATGCCCCACGACACGGGGCCAACACACGGAGGGACGGATGGAGATCACGGACGCGATCGACGCGATCAACACGGCAGCCGACCGGCACGCCGCGATGCGGATCGCGAACGCGGTCGCCATGGAATCTATGGACGGCGCGAGACCCTACTCTGACGAGCTCGCCGTCCGGAAGGCCTGGTTCGAGCGCTGGGGCAACGCTCCGCAGTCGCTCGGCTATGCCGGGCCGCGTGTCGGCTGTAACTGGACGGGAGATTGATCATGGCACTACGGACAAGCATGGACGCGATCGAGTCGCTGCCGATCTTCGCCCAGGCGAAGCCGGCCGCCGCAGGCCAGGCCGCGGCCGAGGCCTGCGCGGCGAAGGCCGAGCGGACGACCGCGTTCGACGCCGATCGGGCCAGGGCCGCGGTCCTCGAGGTCCTAGCCGACGGCCAGGCCCGCAGCGGCGAGCAGCTCGTCGACCACTGTCAGCGGCTAGGGATCGTGCCCCACGACGCGAGAGCGTTCGGGGCTGTGTTCCTGAAGCTGAAGCGGATGGGGCAGATCGAGGAGGCCGGGTTCGTCGCTAGGACGAAGGGACACGGGACGAGCGGCGGAAGGCTGTGGAGGGCGACGTGACATGGCACGAGAGCAGATTCATCCATACGACGATGGAATGTGCTTCGAGGATCTCGTATTCGAGATCTGCGATTCACTCGGCTACTCGGTGGAGAGGGCACCGAAGGTAACTTCAGCCTACGACATGCTGGTCAATGGACTTCGCGTTCAAGTAAAGAAGCGCACGACGAAGAAGGTCGATAGATGGACCATCGACCTGCGGAAATGCAAGGGACCAGTCGCATATTTGCCTGGTCAGATCGACGTGTTCGTGATCTCTCTGGACTTTTACCTCTTCGTCGTTCCGGCGGATTGTATTTGCAGGTGCGACGGATCTGTTCCGTCGTCGGTGGCGATTCGGAAGCTAATTCCGTTTCGCGACGCCTGGCATCTTCTCGATGCGCCGAGGCGAATCACCGAGCGGCAGCTTGGGTTCGACTTCTGAAGGAGCATGAACGATGGCCGGTGAATGGATTCAATACGACGTGGGCCTGCCCAGAAAGCCCGAGACGCTGGCCCTGGTCGACGCCACGGGCCTGGAGAACGCCACGGTTTGCGGGCGGCTCCAGGCGATGTGGGGCTGGGCCTCGCTGAACAGCCTGGACGGGACGGTCCGGATCACGGTCCGGCTCCTCGCTATGGCCGCCGGGGGCGACGAGGCGTTCTGGTACGCGGTGCAGGATGTCGGCTGGCTCGTGATCGACGAGGCGAACGGGACCGTTGCTATCCCCGGATGGGATCGCCGGTTCTCGAAAGCCGCGAAAACACGGGCCATGCACTCAATCCGGGCCGACGATGCGCGGTCGCGCACGGGCGAGTGCGCCAAAGCGCACGGGTCCGTGCGCGGTCGCGCACCAGAGAGAAGAGATAGAGGAGATAGAAGTTCTTCTTCTTCCCCCGTGACGGCTGCGCAGGAGGACCAGGCCGAGGCACCTGCCGGGCCTCCGGCCGGCTGGGAGACGCTCCGGAAGGCCTGGAAGGCCGGCAAGGGCCGCCCGTGGCAGTTGCCGACGCCACCGGACAAGGTCGAGGACAGGCTTTCCGAGGAGGGCTGGTTCGAGAAGGCCCTCGCGGCGATCGAGGCCCTGCCTCGCTGCCGCTACTTCCGCGACCCCGTGACGCTGCCGCAGCTCGTCTCGCCGGGCTTCGTCGACAAGGTCCTCGGGGGCCAGTTCGACAACGCGAGGGATCACGCGCCGGCCCGCGGCGGATTCCGAGGCCAGGAAGACCGGCCGCCTCCGCAGGGATTCGCCGGAGACGACCTCGCCGCCTTCGAGGCGACGAAGCGTCGGTTCGCGGAGCAGATCAGGTCACAGGAGGGCGCGGCGTAATGGGACGACCAGCAAACACCGGATCCGAGCCCTGGGTCGATCCTGCCGAGGACGCCGCGAGCATGTCGAGTCTTCGGCTCGCTCCGGCGATCGAGATCGAGGCCCGCAAACTCCGCGAGGCTCACATCGGGCGACGCATGGCCGAGACCGAGGAGGCCGCGAGCGCGAAGATCGCGAAATGGAACGCCGGGATCAGCCGGCCACAAGGCGGAGGCCACAGGACGTGAATCCGCCCTCCACAGGACGCCCATAGACTCGACCGCGGAGGGCCACGGATGGCTTGCCTACACCTGACGACCGAGCAGCTCGAGAAGGAGTTCGTCGCCGTGTTCGGCGACGGGGTCGCCGTGCCGACGAAGCTGTGGGTCGATCACTTCCACGATTATCACACGTTCATACGCGTCGTCTTCCCAAAGTTCACCGGGAAGGGAGCCGACAGGCTCCAGGACCTTCGCGACCGGCTCATGATCAGATACGGATTCAAGCGGGCCGAGCTGTCGATCGTGGTCTTCATGGACGACGACTCTTACGACTTCTTCGCCGCCCACAGGCTCCACATCCACCTGGCGTGAGTTGATTCGCAGGGCAGTAAATCTACGGTGAAGGTCCGCATGGAGGCGGATCGTGGAGTTCACCGTCGAGATACCAGGCGACGCCGTTCCGCAGCCGCGGGCACGAAGCACCCGCGGCGGCCGCATGTACACGCCGGACAATGGGATCGTCGCGTTCAAGCAGGCGGTCGGCCTGCTCGTGAAGGCCGAGGCGGCACGGCGGAGGATCTCACGGGACGATTCCTCCGCGTTCGTCGTGTTCGTCGAGTGTGTGTTCTGTCGCCCTAAGTCGCACCTGAAGGCGTCCGGCGATCTGCGGTCGACGGCCCCGGCCTGGCCCTTTGCTGTCGGAGACTGGGACAACCTAGCGAAAGGCGCTCAGGACGCGATCACGAAGACCGGGTCCGTCTGGCACGACGACAGACAGGTCGTCGACGGCCGCTGCCGCAAGCGTTACGCCGAACGCGGCGAAGCCTCGCGGACGGTGATCACGATCCGGAGGCTGCCTCCGTGAGACGCCGCAGGCTCGCGGACGGTGATCGCGTTCTGACGGCGGCCGAGGAGCGGATCGTCCGGAGAGCGATCGCCGGCGGAGCAACGCGAGCCGAGGCTGCCGAGGCGGCAGGCGTCCCGGTCAAACGCGTCTACCGTGCCCTCCATGCCGAGCTGTCCGACCTGCCTCCTGGCAAGCACGGCCCACGACCTGGCGTCGAGTATCCACCCCAGCCGGAGTTCGTCGACATTCCCGTCGAGGAAATCTACCGTCGCGCTGCCGAGCTGCGAGCCGAGCGGTGGAGCGAGGACGAGACCGCGACCAGGTGGAACCCGAGATTCGTCCCGCTATCCGACTCGTAGGCTTGTGCCATGGCTACCGTATCCGCCACTCCCGGCACGCTGAACATCGTCGTGAAGCGAAACGAGGCCGTGTCGCAGCTCCTCGACTTCTCGATCTCGCTCACCGGCTACACGTTCTCGGCCGAGATCGTGTCGGCCGTGACGTTCGCGACCGTCCAGGCCCTGACGGTGTCGACGGTGAATCTCGCGACCGGTCAGGTGAACGTCGGGCTGTCGGCCGCTGCCGCGGCGAACGTCGCGGCCGGGACGTATCTCTGGCGGCTCGTCTGGACTCCGGCCGCGGGGAATGCCCAGACGGCCCTCGAGGGGATCTGGGAGGTCGTCCGCTGATGCCGATCGAAGTCTCCGTTACCGATCAGAACGTCCAGGTCTCCACCAGCGGCCAGACGGTTAACGCGTCGGTCTCTGGTGGCGTCGGGCCTGCCGGTCCGACCGGGGCCACCGGCGCGACCGGAGCCACGGGGCCGGCCGGGGCCACCGGGCCTGCCGGGCCTACAGGAGCTGCCGGCCCGACGGGGGCCACGGGATCGCCTGGAGCGACCGGGGCCACGGGAGCCACCGGGGCCACGGGTCCAGCCGGGACGACTACCTGGGCCGGGATCACCGACAAGCCGGCGACGTTCGCGCCGTCGAGCCACACACACGCCGCGAGCGAGATCACAAGCGGGACGCTCGTCGCCGCCCGTCTGCCGGCCACCGTGATCCAGCGGTCCGCGGCCGGCGCTGTCGAGTGGACGGCCGACCTCGTTACGCCAGGGAATAACCCGGACGACTTCCGGGTCCTGTCGGTTTACTATGACGCCGGAAGCGTGTTCTCGGTCGCGGCGAGCGGCGACGTGACGGCTGCCGGAGACGCGAACATATCCGGGGCGCTTACTGCCGCGACGATCTCCGGCGCGATCAGTGGGTCGAGTATCACGAGCGGCACGGTCGCGGCCGCCCGCCTGGCCTCCGGCACGGCCTCGGCCTCGACGTACCTCCGCGGCGATCAAGTGTGGTCGCAATTCGACTTCCTTCCAGGACTTGACGACGCCGCCGACTGGAAGGCTCGTGTAACTACGGCCGGCGGAAGTGTTTCAGATTCGACATACGCAGCGGTTCAGCGATTCTGCGTGTCGATTTCATCGTCCGGACTTCGGACGAAAATGTATCGGCTGAACCTTTTCTGTGGCTCCAGCCTGACGAGTGCGCTCGTTCCGGTGTATCGAGGGCCTACTTTGTCTGGGACGCAGTTTGGGAATGCAACGGACACGAACGTCGGATTCGTAAGCGGAAACTACACCGAGACAGGCACGGGCGGAGGACTGCAAGGTGACGGGTCTAGTAAATATCTAAACACCGGGTTCGCCGCTAACGCTTTGCCAGATATTGGAAACCGACACCTAGCGGCTTATATCAGGTCGTACTCGACAGGTAACTACAAGGTAAGAATCGGAACGCGAGATACTGGCGACACGAAGTGGTTCACGCTGTGGAAGGGGACAACGCAAGGATTCTCGGCGAAAGACGTTCCTTTTTTCGCGTCTTTCACAAGCACCAGAACGGGCGGATTTCTTGTTGGAACAATGGACGCTCCAGCGTCCGGACACTCAATCTACGAAGACGACGTTCTCCAGAATACCGCGACTTCTGGGGCTAACATCACGACCGTATCGTCTAAAAGTCTGTATGTTTTTGCGCTGAACGACTACAGCCCGTCGAGCGGGTCGGCGTCTACATTCACGGATGAGCGCATGCAGGGCTACTCGATCGGACTCAATCTGACGGCTGGTCAAGTCGCGGCCTACTCCGGAATCATGCGAGCGTTTCAGGCTTCGCTCGGGAGAAATGTGTGAAACTCTCAGACTTTCAGCTTCCCGTTCGGTATGAAAACGCTCGCGAGTTCGCCGTCGTTCTCGACGAGAGCGACGCGGCCGGTGTGTGCCTCGCGTCTTCTGGCAGCGTCGAGCCTCGAGCCATGTCTGACGGACGGTTTTTTATGCCGGGAGACATTCTGTCGGAGGTTGGCCAAGGAGGGATTCACGAGCTGTGGTTTCTGTCGCTCGGCACTGATCGAGTGAAAGACTGGACTGTTATGCCGTTGGCCGATGCTGCCGCGCTGCTGCCTCGTCCGCGTGCTATCGGCGATCAATGCCCTGAGAGCGTTTCGGCACGACAGATCCGGCTCTGGCTTGTCACTAACGGCATTTCCCTGGCGACCGTCGACGCGACGATCGACTCGATCGCGGACCCGGCGACTCGCGACACAGTACGCGTCGAGTGGGATTACGCTCCGTATGTCGAGCGGTCCCACAGATTCCTTGTGCCTCTCGCCGCAGCCCTCGGGCTCGACGAGGCCGGAGTCGATCAGGCATTCCGCGAGGCCGCGACCCTGTGACGCAACGCGTCGAACGCTGGCAGCCTCCGCGTATGCGTCGCACGACCGCGACGAAGGAGGTCGCCCACTACAGGACCGCCGACTGGAAGGCTCGCCGGCTGCGGATCCTGCGGAGGGACGCGTTCGTGTGTCGGTCCTGCTCTCGCGTGGTCTACGGCCAGGCCGCCCACGTCGACCACATCGTCCCCCTCGAAGAAGGCGGGACAGACGACGACGAGAATCTTCAAACGCTGTGCCACTCGTGCCACGGCACGAAGACCAGGGAAGAGCAGCGGCGACGAGGCAGGCTGTGATCCATATCGTGACCGGCCACATCTGCTCGGGGAAGACGACGTTCGTCCGCGAGCACGCGAGACGCGGCGACGTGATTATCGACATGGACCTCCTGGCTCATGCCATGACGACCGACGACATCGCGGACCACGACTACCCCGACCACGTCGGCGAGATCGCGAGGGCCGCTCGCTGGCACGCGATCGACGCCGCGGTCCGCCTTCACTCCTCTGGAGCCTTCGATGTGTGGATCGTCCACGCGTACCCCGAGGCACGCGACTACGTCACCTATCGACGCATGTCGGCCACATGGCACGAGATCGAGGCGGAGCATGGCACGCTCCGCGATCGGGCCTCACGCGAGCGCCCAGAGCGGTTCCGTCGCGTCCTCGAACGGCGGCTGTCGTCTGGTGTGCCGTGATTTTGTGCCGTTGATTCGGAGGATGGATCGGGCACGCTCCGTGCATGGATGGCACGGAAGCCACTGTCGCTCGGGTCGGAACGTGCAAGAAGTGCGGCGTAAGTATCGCGCTCGGAAGGCGCGGGCCTCCTGCCCAACTGTGCGAGCAATGCAAGAAAGAGGTCGGGTCTTGGTGTGTTCACCGAGTCGAGTGCAAGCAATGCGGACGCGTCGCCTGGAAGCGGAAGCCGCAGGACTTCTGCTCTCACGCCTGTTCAAGGGACAACGAAAGACAGCACGCCTACACGCACCCATGTAAGCAGTGTGGAAAACAGTTTCGGTGCACGCCGTCAGTTGCAAGAAATCACCGGGCATACTGCTCTGACCAATGCAGAGAGATTGCATGGAATCAGGCCAAGTCGTGCACATGCTGCGTCTGTGGCGAGATGTTCAGGCCCAAATACAAAACGGCCAACAAGTGCTGTTCGCGTGAGTGCGGATGGGAGTTGAGGCGCAGAGAGCTTGCACCAAAATCACGAGCGGCGAGAGTCTGCACGCTCATTGAGAAGATCCAGAGGGCATACAGAAAAAGAAAAAGGGCCGCAGTCGCGGAGGCCGCCAGGGCCGAGGCCGCCGCGAAACTAAGGCCTTGCCTCAACTGCGGGGCACTGTTTCGGAACGGATCAAAAAGGCTGTGTTCCGTCGAATGCAGGAAAGAGTCTCGAAGGAGAAATAAGCGATCGGGAAGGAAGTCTCGCGTCGCCCATAGTCATCGCGAACGATGCGGCATAAGCGGCCTGCCTTTCGATTCGTCCGTCACTCGAGACTTCGTATTTAGCCGAGACGGGTTTGTCTGCCTCTTGTGTGGTGCAAAGACGGTGAACGGAGACCAATCACTCGCTCCTACGATCGGGCACATCGTCCCGCTGAAGAATCCATTGAACACCAAGCACGGCCACACGCCGGAGAACACCTGCACAAACTGTGCACGGTGTAACGGACGCCAAGGGAACGCGGTGATCATCGACGGGCATCAACACCACGACGACCCGAGGGCATCGCTCCTCGAGAAGATCCAATCGACCGGGTACCCCCTGGAGTGGGGGTGCGTGGGGGCGGAAAACCCCACGAGCCCAGTGTGATGATTTCTGATCGCCTTTTTCAAAACGGAGACGACCCATGGGCCGCCGCGGCCGCCACCCCGACCCAAACTCGAAGCGAACCCAGGCCGCTATAGCACAAGCCGCCCGCGTCGGAGCGATGGTTGCGACTCCTACTCCGGCCTCGTCCTCGTCGGCCACTCGCAAGGTCTCGCCGCCGGCGTCCGTCGCCGGCCGGCCTGCTGCCGCCAGGTTCTGGAAGGCCCACGCGGAGGACCTCGAGGCCGACGGCCGGCTAACCTCCGACCGTGCCGAGACCTTCGGCCTGCTCGCCCACCTCTTCGCGGATGCCGAGCAGCTCGCGGAGCAGATCGCCGCGGAGGGATGGATCACCGCGACCGACAAGGGCCAGGCCGTATCGCCGGTGGCCCGCCTGCTCCGTGACTCGCGTCGTGATTACGTCATGCTGGCCCGCGAGTTCGGCCTGACTGCGGCAGCGGCAGGAAGGATCCCGCAGGAGGTATCGCATGGCGAAGCGGAAGACGACGACCCAGAAGCCGCGATCCTCGCGAAGCTCTCCGTCCGCGGGTAAGCCGCTCGACCCGAAGAAGCGGCCGGAGTATCTGCCAGGCTACAAGTGGGACGAGGACGCGGCCCAGGCCCCGGTCGACTTCGTCCAGGGGCTGTGTCGACACCCAGACGAACGCGGCGGAGATCCGAAGCGTATCGAGCTGATCGAGTGGCAGGCCGAGAAGGTCCTCCGTCCGCTCTTCGGCTGGCGTCGACCCGACGGCCGCCTCCGGTTCCGTCGCGCCGGGATCTTCGTCCCGAAGAAGAACCGGAAGTCGAGCCTGATGTCGCAGCTCGCCCAATACATGGCGACCTGTCACGCTCCGGCCCAGGACGTTTTCCTCGCGGCGAACGACCGGCTCCAGGCTCGGACGATGTATCGCATGGTACGCCAGTCGGTCGAGGCGAGCCCGCAGCTATCGAAGCGGCTCGAGGTCGTCGACTCGCGGAGCATCATCCGGAACCGCGAGACCGGGAAAGAAATACGATGTCTTTCTTCTGACAGTTGGCGGAATGAAGGCTTGAACGGTTCGGTGATCCTGGACGAGATCCATAGCTTCCGCTCGCCGGACCTGGTCGACGCGTTGATCTACGCGACCCGTGGCACGGCGAACGGTCTCGTGATCTCGATCTCCACGGCCGGCTCCGATCGAAACGGGATCGGCTGGCGTTGGTGGCAGGACTGCGAGCTGGTGATCAAGGATCCGAAGGCGAACCCGACCTTCTACGGTCTGATCTACGCGGCCGACGAGTCGGACGACTTCTCCGACCCGAAGGTCTGGCGGAAAGCCAATCCTTCGATGGGGGTCGCGTTCCCCGAGGACGAGTTCGCGGCCGACTACCAGGACGCGACGACCGACCCGAGGAAGATGAGCACGTTTCTCCGCTACTCGCTCAACGTCTGGCAGGCCGGCGACTCGCGCTGGTTCGTCCCGCCGCTCGACTGGGCCGCCTGCTCCGCCGGCCCCCTCGATCCGACCGAGGGCCGGCCGTGCTGGGTCGGCGTCGACCTGGCGTCGAATCTCGACATGACGGCGGCCGCGTTCGTCTTCAAGGAGTCGGACGGCTCCTACTCGGTCGAGTGGAAATACTGGGTCCCACGCGAGACCGTGGCCGATCGCGTCCGCGAAGGGATCCCCTACGACTCTTGGATCCGCGACGGCTGGGTGACCGTCACCGACGGACACCGGCTCGATCACGAGAGCGTCGCTCGCGACATCATCGCGTATGGCGAGACCCACGAGATCAAGGCCGTCGGCTGCGACCCGTGGCAGGCCGGAGCCCTCGAGACGCTGCTCCAGCGTGAAGGGATCGCGACGAAGGACATAGCGCAAAAAACGTCGACGCTCAACTCGCCGTGCAAACTCCTCGAGGCCCTGGTCGTCGAGAAGCGGCTCCGCACCGGCGGGAATCCGGTCGCCCAGTGGAACGCAAACAACGTTTGCGTCTACACCGACCCGACGGGCATGATCAAACCGGACAAGGCGAAGAGTACGGAGAAGATCGACGGCGTCGCCGCCCTCGTGAATGGGCTCGCCCTCGCGTCGACCGACGAGGACACGGGCGAGTGCGCGAACCTCGACGACTGGAAGATCCGGATCATCTGATCGAGATTCTGCCGGGGGATCGCGGGGGAAACTGGCGGACATGCCCAGCCCCAAGAATCGCCGCCCGTCCACCACTGGAGGCCGCGGCAGCCGACGCCGGACTCCGGCCAAGGCCGCCGCGGCCCCACGCGTGATACAGGTCCGCGGTACGTCGCTGTCGTCGCCCGGAAGCTGGGGCTCGATCCTGCCGTCGGCCGTCGGCCCCGAGACCGCCGTCCGCGTGTCGGCGATCTTCGGCGTCGTCCGCTGGATCGCCCAGGCCGTCGGGATCTGCCCGATGCAGATCATGCAGGAGCGGCCCGACGGTCGCCGGCAGAAGGCCGATCTACCCTGTGCCTACACGCTGCGGAAGCGGCCGAACCGCTGGCAGTCGGCGTGGGATTTCTACACGTTGCAAGCCTACTGGACCGCGCTCCACGGCAACGGCTACGCGAGGATCCTTCCGGGCGACCGCGGCTGGATGACCCAACTCATTCCACTCCATCCGTCGCGAGTTGTGGTCGAGCAGAACGCCGACTACTCCCTGGCCTACAAGTTCTGGAACGACAAGGGAATCTGGGAGCCGCTCGCCCAGGAGCAGGTCCTTCACTGGCGGTGGATCTCCGACAACGGGATCGTCGGTCACGCCCCGGCCGAGATGAACGCGACGAGTATCAACCTGGCCCGCCAGCTCGACACCGCGGCTACCGCGTTCTGGTCGAACAGCGCGAGGCCCGACATGGTCCTCGAGACGGACGAGAAGATCCCCGACGCGGCGGTCGACGCGATTCGCGACGCTCTCCAGGAAGCCTACGGCGGAGCCGCGAACCGCGGCCGTGCTGCCGTGCTGCCGAAGAAGACGCGGCTGAAGCCGATCGAGAGTAACTCGATGGAGGCGTCGCAGTTTCAAGAGCTGCGAGACGCGATCCTGCCGGACGTGTGTCGTCACTGGGGCGTCCCTTCGACGCTTCTCGGCGACGCGAAGATGAATAAATACTCGACGGTCGAGCAGGAGCATCTGTCCGCGCAGGTTTGGTGTTTGCTTCCATGGGCTCGCCGCATGGAGTCGCCGATCGACATGGCGCTGCAGCCGGTCTACGGCGAGAACACCTACGCGAAGCTCGACACGCGAGGGATCCTGCGGGCCGACACGGCCGGCCGGGCTTCCCTGTATCAAACGCTCTGGAACCTCGGAGCAATCACGCCGAACGAGATAAGAGACAGGGAAGACTTCGAGCTGCTCGACACCGAGGCCGCGAACCAGACCTACATCCAACTCGGGTTCTCCACGCTCGACGCCGCGGCCGCCCAGGCTGGGGCCGCCGGAGGCGAGCCGACGCCAGTCGCCGCCGATGACTCGCCGGACGATCAGTCGTCCGAAGGCCAGAGCGTCGACCAGGCCGGCGGATTCGCGCTCGGCCAATACGTCTACTTCGACGGCGGCGAGGGCACGATCGAGCACCTGATGACCGACGGCGTCCTCGGTGTCGAAGGGTCGCCCTTCGCGATCTCCGCGTCGCCCGACTCGCCGGCCGCCTCGGTTCGCATTCACGACGGCGGGCAGGCGACCGAGTTCACGGTCGGGAAGCGAGTCTCGGATCTGTCAGCGGACCCCATGGACGGAGGCGAGAACGATGTCGCAAGTTGAGACCCGCTATCTGGCCCAGGCCGGCGACCCTGATGTCGAGCTGCGGCTGGAGACCCGCGACGACGGCCGGCCGCAGATCGTCGGCATGGCCCCGCCATGGAACAAGTGGTCGGTGGACCTGGGCGGATTCAAAGAACGCTTCATGCCCGGAGCGTTCCGGAAGTGGCTCGACCGCTCGCCGAACGATCCGCGAGGCGCTGCTGACGTGGTCGCGAAATACAACCATATGGATTCCGCCGTCCTCGGCCGGACGACGAACGGCACGCTCCAGATCCAAGAGAACGACAAGGGGCTCGTTTTCCGAGCGACCCCTCCGGTCGGCACGCCGACGACGGCCGAGGTCCTTCCGCTGATCCGGGAGGGCTACATCTTCGGATCGTCTTTCGCGTTCTCACTGCCCGATCCGCGAGGCGAGACCTGGGACGAGGATCCCGCCGGCAACGTCACCAGGACGATCACCGACGCGGCGATCTTTGACGTAAGCCCAGTAACACACGCCGCGTATCCGAACAGTTCCGTCGGCCTTCGGTCCCTGTCGGCCTGGCGCGAAGCCCGAGGGCTCGTCCACCACAGGGCCGAGGGCCGCGGGCTCGTGATCTCGCTCGACTACGACAGGACCTACACCGCGGCCCCTGGCCTCTGGCGTTCGTTCGTCAACATGGCGACGGCCGCCGGAAATCGCGTCGTCTGTATCTCGCGACGCGAGGCGACCGACGAAAACCGCGAGGAGCTGCGGCTCGCGTTCGCGGACCTCGAGGTCGGCGACCTGATCCTCT